TTAGAGGAAGTACTCTATTTTAGCCCCATCAGGCCAGTTCCATTGTCCCAGGAATTCTGTACTGGAACACATCGATACTATACTATTGCTGGTCCACCACACTTTATCCTCCTTGGGTCTTCCACGTATCAACTCCACATAAAAACACGCTCGATAGCAGTCCCCTTCAGCCCAATAGTCCATGAAAGATCCACTGTAACCACTCCAGTCAGCGTTTAATACAATTGTCTGACCTTGAATGGGCTTTGATCTATCATCTGTCAATGCATTTGGCACTTTTAACATCTCGTATCCAGACCTCGAGGCTGTGCTTATTGTCCTCCCTAGCCAAGTGTTAGCCCCATCCAGGTATGAGAATCCCTTGACTCCATTGTTATTATTACCTGGATAAGGGTCATTACACTTACCTATATTTGGGTCATTCGGTCGGGGATTGTCTGTAAGAACAGGACTGCATATATATTGACTAGTGTGTGTCATTGCTACTGGGTCTATCTGAATCACTGGTCTATTTGAGCCCTGCCAATTGTCCCTGCATGTGCAGGTAATTCCTGTTCGTTCCCCGTAACATGAGCATTCTTCAATATGCTTAGCAGTTCCAGTCAGAGACTCCCATTTCAATATTTTCCCCTCTTTAAAATAGTATATTCTTGTGTCTGCAGGTCCAGTGGCAGACCCATCGGTGAACACTACTGGGCATACGCCGTTGTGGCATACACATTCAGATTCCTGTGTTCTTAGTATGTTTCGGGCCCATGTGTTAATTTCTGCAACAGGCCTTCTGTTGTACCATACTACTGCAGATGCATTGTTGTTTGGTCCTGATATACATATTGACATCCTGGATTTGCCATCATGGCAACTAGTACTTGACCACCCAATGCATTCCACCCTGCTGTTGTACACTGTGGGCGGTGATGATAGTGGCCAGCTTATCAGGGCGCGATACTGGGACCTATCGTGTATTGTTCCGTTTGAGTGTTTCCCTCTGATTGTTGTTCCTTGGCTGAGAGCATAGAACCTGCATTCATCTGGGTCGCATGAAACATAGGGTTCTCTTGTGACTAAAACATCCGAGCTCTCTCCAATTCTTACTGCATTGTCTTTCCCATATATGTGCCATGAATTTATAGTACAGAGCCCTTTAGTTAAGTTATTGAAATTCCTGCTTGTTCTCTCTTCCATTTGGATRTTGGTGATGTTTGTTTCATTATAATAGTTGTTTATTATTGTTTGGCTTGTGTTGGTTGTTTCAGGTTGTGAGTGTGAGCAATTGCAGCCCGGTTTTAGATGCAGTCCTATGTTCAATCCTAGGTTTGCCATTCCAATGAGTACTGCGATTGCGCCTATTATGATAGCAGTGGCTGAAGTGCATAGAATCTTCTGATTTGGATTCAT